TTCTGGAACGCTCCGCTCGATGATAAAGATCACGCTAAGAATGCTGTGAAAACTGGACTGGAGATGCTTGATGATCTCGACGCTTTTAACGCTTCTATCGCAGCTGAAGGAGTTCCTCCTTTTGGTATGGGCTTGGGCATCAATACTGGCAGTGTGGTTGTTGGCAATATGGGCTCTAGTCAACGTTTTGATTATACCTGCTTGGGGGACAGTGTCAATCTGGCTTCTAGATTGGAAGGACAGTCTAAGCCGTATGGTGTCAGGATTATTATAGGAGAACGAACCGCTGAGTTGGTGAAAGATGACTACTCGCTGCTAGAACTGGACTGCATCGCTGTGAAAGGTAAAACGAAAGGTGTGAAGATCTACACAATCGTCAATGGTCAAGGGATAAACAGAGCATTCTTGAAAACACACGCAGATTTCATCAGATATTATCGTCAGCAAGATTGGGAAATCGCTGAAAAATATATCAAATATCTTGAGAATGCGTTCAACGGCGAGCTATCATACTACTATCACATGATGCAGGAACGCATAGAGGAGCTAAAAGCAGCTAATCTGCCAGCAGATTGGGACGGAGTATATCGGGCTACTTCGAAATGAATAAATAGGGGAAAGACATTTATGGAGTCCCCAAATGGCTGCAACATCATCGCGTCAAGAATTTAAAGATTACGTTTTACGTCGTTTGGGCGCGCCTGTTATTGATATCAACGTCGATGATGAGCAAGTTGAAGATCGCATCGACGACGCGTTGCTCAAGTTCCGCGATTATCACTATGACGGCACTGAACACGTATATCTTCCTTATCAAGTTACAGCTGAAGATCGCACAAACAAATATGTAACGCTCCCAGAAGGGATTATTGGCGTAACTCGTATCTTTGACATTAACGATTCATACAACGCTATGAATCTGTTCAATATTCGCTATCAGCTCCACCTTAACGAACTGTTCAATATTTCCAGCGTATCGGTTACTCCATACGTTGTTGCGATGCGCCATATCGAGTTCCTTGAAGAAGTGTTCGTAGGCAAAAAACCAATCCGTTTCAATCGTCATATGGATAAGCTCTATATTGACATGAAATGGGACGAAGATGTACAGGTCGGACAGTATATCATTATCGACTGCTATCGCACAGTTGATCCAGACGTATATACGGACGTTTGGAACGATCCGTGGCTTAAGCAGTATGCAACTGCTCTCGTTAAGCGTCAGTGGGGCGAAAATCTTAAGAAATTTGAAGGTATGAATCTTCCAGGTGGATTGACATTCAACGGTCAAAAGATCTGGGAAGAAGCTCGCGAAGAAATCGAAAAGCTAGACAACGAAGTAATTAACAGTTACTCGCTGCCTGTTACTGACATGATCGGATAACGATGGCTACGAACAAATACTTCAAATACTTCACTTATGGTCGTGAGCAAGACACAGCCGAAGATCTAATCATCGAGTCAATCAAGATTCATGGTCTTGATGTGAAGTATTTGCCACGAACGATCATTGGACCAGACGCGCTTCTCGGTGAAGACCCTCTTTCCAAATTCGAAGATGCGATTGACATCGAAATGTATGTCAAGAATACGCAGAATTTCGAGGGCGAAGGCGATTTCCTATCTAAGTTCAATCTTGAGATTCGCGACTCTATGACTCTCGTTATGGCGCGCAAACGCTGGGAACAAGTATCAAACGAGAAAGTTCTGACAGAAGTTGGTTATAACATTCAAGTTGAAGAAGCAAATACAGGAGCATGGGCAAATTCTGTCGCGCTTCGTTTAGAAACTGGTGGGACGGAAGAATATCAAACTACCTCACCAAGACCGTTCGAAGGTGATTTTATTTTCTTCCCGCTCAATAAGAAACTGTATGAAGTTAAGTTCGTTGAGCATGAGCAAGTGTTTTATCAACACGGCAAGCTCTACACATATGAGTTGCGTTGTGAGCTCGTAGATCGTATCACTGGTATTGATTTGGCTACAGGAAATACAGAAATTGATGCTATCGAATCTCGTTATGATCAAAACATTCTTCAGTATCAGTTCTTGTATGAAAATGATGATGTTCTTCAGAACGAAGACGGTGAGTATATCCTACAAGAATACAGAGTCGAAGAGCAAACAAAAACGGCTAACAACGAAATTTATTTCCAGAGGTCAATTGATTACATTGACTTCAGCGAGCGCAACCCATTCTCTGAAGTGGATCGTTACTAATGTTCGGATCACAGTTCTATCATCAATCGCTCAGAAAATATGTTATCATGTTTGGTAACATGTTTAACGATCTAGTTGTTCGTAGATACGATTCTAGCGGGAATAACATTTCTGCCATAGCAGTTCCTTTGGCTTATGGACCGAAGGAAAAATTTCTTGTAAGAATTACACAAGATCCTAATCTTGATCAGCAAATCGCCATTCAGTTGCCTCGTATGGGGTTTGAGATGACGACCCTAAACTACGATGGTACTCGTCGCCTCACCGGTGTCACTCGGAACGTGCGCGTTGTCAACGATAAAGATAAACTAGATTACAATTATGCGCCAGTTCCTTATGATCTGCAGTTCAACCTTTATGCGTATGTTCGTAATGCGGACGATGGCGCTCAAATTTTAGAACAGATTGCTCCCTATTTTGGACCAGAGTGGACCAATCAAGTTCGCATATTACCACAAACCAATATCGTAATTGATGTTCCGACTATTTTGAACACTATATCAATAGAAGACACATATGAAGGTGATTTTGAACAACGTCGCGCTCTGATTTATACTTTTGATTTTACAGTAAAAGCATACTTCTATGGTCCAGTGCGCCGTCAGGGTGTTATTAAACGCTCGCAGATCGACTTTGGCATCGTTACATCTAACACGAGCAATAAGATCACGATGGAAGATGTTGCTAATACTGGAAGATCTTCACGTATAGTAATTGTACCTGGATTGCTTGCGAATGGCAGCCCAACAACAAATAGTTCAGCTTCTATACCATACAATCAGATTAATGCAGAAGATGACTACGGATTCTGTTCTAATACGTTCTTTTATACGGACGGATTAAAGTATAATCCTAAGTCAGGAGTGGATGAACCTATAGATGAATGAAAAAACTAATTTCGAACAGAGTGTAGAACAAGCTCTCGGTCTGCCTGAATCGCCGCCGATGGTTAAAGCTACTCCTCCAGCGGAGGTGCCGCAAAATGCAGACATTGATGGCGACTTTGCGGTTGCTCGCAACAACTTGCATCAAATTATTCATAAGGGCAATGATGCTCTTGAAGAAGCTCTATTGGTTGCTAAAACGTCTGAGCATCCCAGGGCATTCGAAGTCGTTGGACAGCTTATCAAGACGCTCGTTGACGCAAACAAAGATCTTCTCGACATTCAGAAAAAACTGAAAGACCTAAAGAAAACCGAAGACGCGCAAGCGCCACAATCAGTTCAAGCACAGAACGCGATCTTTGTAGGAAACGCCGCTGAATTACAGCAATTGATTAATGGCAGAAAATAATGGCTGTAAAAACATATCTTGGTAATCCGAATCTAAAAGCGGCAGGTGTCGTACATTCGTACACCAAGGAAGAAGTCGAAGAATACATTAAATGCGCTAAAGACGTAGAGTATTTCGCTCGTAACTACGTCAAGATCGTCAACGTCGATCACGGTCTTATGCCATTTAAGATGTGGGATTTTCAAGCGAAGATGCTTCATACCTTCGCTAACAATCGCTTTTCTATTTGTAAACTCCCTCGTCAGGTTGGTAAGTCTACTACATCGGTTGCTTACATTCTTTGGCTTGTATTGTTTACAGATCAACAGAACGTGGCTATCCTCGCGAACAAGGGAGCGCTCGCGCGAGACCTGCTCGCTAAGTTACAGCTTGCTTACGAATATCTTCCTAAGTTTCTTCAGCAAGGTGTTGTTACTTGGAACAAAGGTAATATCGAGTTAGAGAACGGATCAAAAGTCGTAGCGGCGGCTACTTCGTCAAGCGCCATCCGTGGTGGTTCGTATAATCTAATCTTCCTCGACGAGTTCGCGTTCGTGCAGCGTAATCTAGCTGACCAGTTCTTCGCTTCTACATATCCTACGATTTCGTCAGGTAAGACGACCAAGATCATCATCGTATCTACGCCAAACGGCATGAATCACTTCTATAAGATGTGGACGGATGCGATCGACGGTAAGAGCGAATATCAGCCTATTGAAATTCACTGGTCAGACGTTCCTGGGCGCGATGAGGAATGGAAAAAGCAAACCATCGCTAACACCAGCGAGGAACAGTTCCGTCAAGAGTTTGAGTGCGAGTTCATTGGTTCGTCACACACGCTGATTCATCCAATGAAACTCCGTGAGCTTGCGTGGACTAAGCCGTTCTCAGATCCGTTTGGTCTAGATTACTATAAAGCTCCCGATCCTCGTAGACTTTATGTTTGCGTGTTTGACGTGTCCGAAGGCGTGGGTGGTGACTATTCTGCGTTGTCGATATTTGACGTCACAGAGTTTCCTTACAAGCAAGTGGCTAAGTATCGAAGTCGAGAAATCACACCGCTAATGTTTCCTGATATAGTTTATCGTTTCGCTAAAATGTATAACAATGCTTATGTTTTGGGAGAAACCAACAACATTGGACAACAAGTTGTACAGTCATTGTTTACTGATCTTGAATACGAAAATGTTATCGCCACATTCACAAAAAATAAGAATATCAAGATTGGTGGCGGATTTAGTTCTCGATCCGCTTTTGGTATTCGCACAACAAAGTCTGTTAAA